AGTTTAAACAAGCATTAGGCAATGGTGTAAGAACATCTTTATATCCTTTGGTTAGGATTTATAAAGGTGTACAGATAGATGATCCATTAGATTCGGCGACAGAAGTAATTAATTTATCAATTAAGGAAACAAACATAGGTGGTGAGGCGTATAACCCTTTACTACTTAACAGTCCTTCTATAAGCTCAAAAGCCGACATTATAAACAATAAATACACAATTTCAAGTGTATCTCTATCTATATCAAATGCTCCCTATAAAGGCAAGATTTTCTCAGACGATATTCCAAGTCTATTAAACGCAGTAGTACAAGTATATTATGCTGCTAATGGATTAGATAGTTTAGAAGATTGTCTTTTAGTTTATACTGGTACTATTAGACGTTATAGTCAATCGGCAGAAACTTTAAGCCTTACTTTAGAAGATCTAACTGAACAAAAACTTAAAACTAAAATACCTGCAACATTAATAGAAAATGAAGATTTGTATACTGATGAACAAATTGGGCAACCTTACCCTATGGTATATGGTTATGTTGATAAATCGCCTTTAGTGTTAGATAAGAATGATTCTTTATCTATTGATAAACCTAATATGGATATTATGGGGATTTGGCATAATATATCTAATGTAAGTTTTCAAAACACCTCTATTGTTGATACACATCCAATCGTCACAGACGGTTGGCTTACAAAAAAGTCTTTTTTATATACTTATAATGATGGTTATTTACCTATAATGGAAAAAATACCACACCACTTTGGTAGTAGAAGTTATGAGTTTGAAGAAGAAACAATGTATGAATTTGAAGAAAATTTAACTAAAATAAATATAAATTCTAATAATTTTATATATGAAAAATATACAGAAGATGAAGATGATAATGATAATATTGTTGGTACAGGACAATTAGGAATACCAACCAGAATCTATAGACCTGTTAAAAATATAAACTTTTTTGCTAATAACCACGGAGTATACGAAGGAAATTATATTGGTGATGGTGTAGATTATTATATAGCAAGTTCTTGTAATAAATTTTATGGCTATACTGGTTTAGATAATCATAGTGTAACTAAAACTGTGAATGTTTTAAGTGCAGATGACGAAAATATTAATAATAGTGAAACTCCTGCTGATGATTTATATTATGAAGATTGGAATACAGAAAATCCTGATGCTACATATACTTGGTGGAAAACTACAGAGTTAAATAATAATAGTGGAACTAATACTGAAGATGGTACTTTTGATAATATAGATGAAAATTATGATGATGTCGGAAAAGACCCTTATTTTCCAGTAGAAAGAATACAAAACAACAGCACTCAATCAGGATTACATTTAAATGCACAAAATGCTAATGAAACAAATGCAGGTGCTTATGCGAGATTAGAATTAAATGAAGATGTACCAAGCTATCCTTGTGTAACTAAAATATTATATAATATTGATTATTTTACGCCTGATAATCTACTGAGTGATGATTTAGGAATTGATTTTATTTTAGCAGCCGAACCTTCTGCTTTTTGGATAGAAAGAAATTTGATTAATAGAAAACGAAATCCAAATTATACTTTTGATTCTATGATAACAACATTAAATGATTGGCACGAATATTACGATGAAGAAAATTGGACAACTGCTTGTGAAGTTCCTAATCACGAACATCAACCATTTGATACTAATGAAACACAATTTAGATATACAACTGAAGGTAATTATGGTGGTAATGATTATGATAATATTATATTAGGGTTTAATACTACTGATGGTTATAACAGTATACAATGGGGAGTTCCTTCACTTAGAGGCTCGATGTTTAGAATTTCTTCTTGTATAGCCAATTTAAAAGAGTTTTATACATTACAAGATGTATTAGTTTTAGAATATGCAAAAGAAGATTTTTTTGGTAGTATCAGAGGAAGAATAGTTGAAAATGATATTGTTACTAAACCACATACTATTTTACAAAATATATTAAAAGAAGAATTATCTTATGGAAAAGACGTTATTTTACCTGAAGAAACTATAGAAGATAATTGGATAAATAGTTTTTCTATGAACGAACAAGAAGAAGCTAAAAGTGTTATTGAAAATCTTTTTAAATCTTCAATATATATACCATCATTTGATAGTTCTGGTAACTTTAAGTTTATTGACCTTAAACAAAACATAGAAGATTATGAGCAGTTTGAAGCTATAGATAATGAAGATATTCTTAAGTATTCTTTTGCATTGACTAAATTAGAAGATGTTAAAAACCAAGTAAATGTAAAGTATAAAAAAGATTATGGATCAGGAGATTTTTCTGAAGAAACAAGTTATGGAGTAGAAGATAATAATGGTATTGTTAAAGACACATTAGATTTAGTAACACAAGAATTAACACCTGAAATGCTTTATGATATTGCTTATTATGGTATGAAAGATTCAGATGCTAAGTTAGAAGTAGAAACTGATTATATAAGAGATAAAGATACGGCACGAAAATTACAAAGAAGATTGCTTATGTGGTATGCTAATCAACATCTTACAATGAAATTAGATTTACCTGCAAGTTATATCCATTTAGAAGCAGGTGATTATATTAGATTTGATGAACTTATAGGTGGTAAGTTAGCTTTTGGTTTTGATTATACACAAGAGTTTGTTAAAAATGGACAACTTATATATCCTGTATTTTTTGTTACTAAGGTAGCTAAATCTCTTAGTAAGGTAAGTTTAGAATTAGTGCAAGTACATCGTGGCGACTTTGGTATGAATGATACAAATTTAAATAACTATGAAATACCCAACCCTTATGATAATAGTATTTACGAAGAAATACAAGATGAAGAAGATATATATTTTAATGGAACTTGGTATAATGATAATGGAGCTTTAGAAACAGGTTTAATCACAGCTATAACGGATACAAATTTAGAAACAGGAATAGAAATTGATAGATTAAGAATATTAAACTCTACTGGTTCTGAAATTGAATATAATGGCATTACAATAAGTAATGGATTTCAAACTACAGATGCTTTTGATTTAGTTAATGCAATTATAATAGAAACTGATTCAGAGTATGGAGATAATGTACAAATAACACCTAAAATGTTTGCAGATAATGTAGAATTTTTAGATGGAAATTCTGTTACTTTAATATATGAATTAGGAGTAAAATCTTCTACTTCAGACGATTATTATATGTTAAACTTTACACAAACTATAACTAAGCCAGATATTGTATTAGGAGATGTAAATGGAGATGGTGGTTTAAATGTTTTAGATGTAGTACAAACAATACAAATTGCTTTAGGTAATGAAGAATATAAAATTGAAGCAGATTTAAACGAAGATACCATTGTTAATGTTCAAGATATAGTAATTTTAATAGGTTTAATATTAGGTAATTAAATGAGTAGATACAATAAAAGAGAATTAGGAACTGGTAAATCAACAATTATATGCAATAATGGTAGTTGCTCTATTGAGTGTGATGTAGATATATTAGGTATAGAGATAGATTTTACAGGTACGGCTTCAATTACGCCAACGCTTCCAGAGGGTTGGGTAATGCAAGGTAATAAAAGTAAAATGCTACTAATAGGTTTACAAGGGTTGGCTATTAAAAATCAAGAACTATTCACCTATGAGGGTACTATTAAGCTAAAAAAGGTAGTTGTAGCTAATAAAGAAACTAAACGAATACGCTGTAATATAGAAAATGTTAATCCAACTTGGAAAAGACAAAATTGGTCTATGAATATAGAAGCAGATACTTGGGATAATTTTAAAAACAATGTTAAAAAAGGTAAAGCTACTACAACTAAATACAATCTACCTGATTATGATCTACCTAAAGTAGATAAAACAAAAATTAAAAAAACAAAACGTAGAACAGCAACATCTTCATATACAACAGGTGGTGGTAGTTCAGGAGGCTCAGGAGGATATTAATGGGAAAGCAAGTTAAAACGCCAAGATTTTATGTAGATATGCCTACATTTTTACACGCCACAGGACAATTAGGTTGGGATTCAACGTCTAAAGGTGGTGCAGAACTTTTGTATATGAATTGTGCCAATCCTTTTGTAAGAGAAGATAATACTGTTACACAAGTAATATTTGAAATTGGTAATCAATCAGAAAATACGGCTAAAACTTCATTTCCTATAAATTTTATGGCATTATTAAATCACAATTTAGCATCTGATATAGGTCCAACTCCAAGAGCAAGAACTGAAAGTGGTTCGAAACATTTGTCTGAATCACAATATGATAGACAAAATGTAATTAACTCTGAATTTGTTGCTGGTGAAGGTTTACCAATAATTCAACCACAATACAATGGAACAAGTATATTTACATTTAGTGATACAAATGGTTTACAAGATTATTGGACCTCATTTGATTTAGTTTGGCAAAATCAAGATTGGAATAACCAAATAAATCATCAATTAGGTTCTATGGTAGTAGGTAAATATTTTGATGCACCTAACTCGCCTGACCTTAATCTTACAATGTCAAGACGATTTGATGGTATTAAAAAACAAAAAACAATAGGTGGAAAAACATTAGCTAACATCTACTATGATGGACCAACAGAATGGACTATGAACAATGCCGATGGTACTACTTATAAATACCCACCATTTGAACTTGATACTACTGACAATGCCGAATTTGACCAAAGAGTTAAAAGTGGTGTAGGAAGAAAAGGATTAAGAAGCTGGAAACTATCTTTTTCTTATATAGCAGAAAGTGATATGTGGATAGATAATGAAGTTTCTAACACACTTATAAGTGATGGCGAATCTAATCCTGAAAATAACGATCCTAACCCTATGCTATCAGATAATAGCTTTAACTTTGTATGGAATTGTACTTTAGGTGGTACTCTGCCGTTTATATTCACAGACGATAAAGATTCTAATGCACCTGATAGATATGCTATATGTAATTTTAGAGAAAATACTTTAAGTGTACAACAAGTAGCTTTTAATACTTATAAGTTAAGTATTACGATTGATGAGGTTGCTTAGCGTTCGGCAGAACAATGCCCATTTCTATTACT